AAAAAAAACACACTTTAAAACAAAAATAAAACATGGCAATAAATTCAGTTACTATAAATAGAGATGCTTTCGGATTGGGAACCAGTCCAGAAAATTTAGATAAAGTTTCAGGTATTATATTCTTCGATGATAATTTACCTTCAGGCTTTGATACAAGTAATAATATTAAAAAAATATACTCTTTAGAAGAAGCAGAAAACTTAGGTATAGTTAATACACATACTGACGAAACTTTAGCAACAGATGGTGTTTGTCAAATAATTGCAACCGCTGCAACTAGTTCTGTCTGGTCTTTAAAAGTTGATGATGGCAAAATCGCATCTTACACTCAAGTTAGTGGAGATGACGAAGATGCAATAGCAACTGGTTTAAACACAGCTTTGAATTTACTTACAGGTGAGCACGGCTTTACTTCTACTGTATCAACAGATACTATTACAATAACTGCTCCTGCAAAATTAGGTCTATCAATTAATGATTCTACACATTTATCAACATCACAAACTGGGTCAACTTTAACTCAATTTACAGATGGTGTTGGAAGTAAATTTGCAACATTCCATTATCATATTTCAGAATATTTTCGTGGCAACATCAATGGAGAACTATACGTAGGTATATATCCAGCAAGTGCCGATACATCATATGATGGAGCACCTATTCAAGACATGGCTGACCATAGTGAAGGTCGCATAAGACAAATATCAGTTTATTCAGAACAAACATATTCTTCTTCTCTAATTACGTCATCACAAGCTTATGCTACGATTACTGAAACGAATTCTCGTCCATTGTCAGTTTTTGTCAGTGGAGATATGACTGCTCTTTCAATTGGTTCGTTTACTGATTTAAAGACTTTAGATTCAAAAGATATTACTTTATCAATTTCAGAAGACGCAAATTTCTGGAGAACTGATTATTCAGATTCAACAACATATAACAGTGGCGATATGGTAAATTATTGTGGTAAATATTTTACTGCAATTCAAAATGGAGTAAGTGCAATATATCCTTTCAATATTAAATATTGGAAACAACTTGGAATTAATTTAAAAGATGTTGTTGGTTATTCTATTGGAACAACAGGTTTAATGCTTGGTGTTTCAAGTTCAGCTTCAGTTCAACAAAATATTGGTGCAGTTAAAGATTTTAATATAGCTTCTACAATTACTTATTTTACTGAAAGTGCGTTTCAAGATGGTACTCTTTTTAAAAATGCTTCTGTTGGAACTCAAACTGATTTAATTGATAAAAGTTATATATATATAAAAAGCTTTACAGATAAAACAGGACTATATTTTATAGATGATTGGACTTGTACTTTAAGAACAAGTGATTTTTCAAGTATATCAAATAATAAAGTAATAAATAAGGCCGTTCGCGGAGTTAAAGTTAATCTTTTACCACTTTTAAATGGCGATTTATATTTAAACGAAGATGGTACTTTATCTTTAGTTACTTTAAATGTATATCTCAATGCAGCAAAAAAAGCATTAGAATCAATGAAAGTTGCTGGTGAAATAAGTCAATTTGAAGTAATTATTGATAGTACACAACCAGTTCTTTTAACAAACAACATAAATGTGTCTATTAAGATAGTTCCAGTAGGAAAATCTAGATTCATTACTGTTGACATTAAGTTCGCAACAAATCTTTAAAATAAATAAATAAATAAAAATAAACAATTTAAAAATATAAAATTATGGGAAATGCACCAATATTAGTGAACGGACGTTCATATGACTATACAAACATTAGTTTAGTAATTTCTGGAGTAGAAATTTTCGGCGTGAAATCAATAAGCTACGCTCAAACAGAAAGTAAACAAAATCACTACGGTTTATCACAAAATGTGATTTCTAGGGGTTCAAATACAAGAGAAGCAACTTGTTCATTAGAAATTAGTATGGTGGATTTTTCTGCCATACAAAATACAGCTCCAGACAAAAATTTGCTTAATATCCCGATGTTTGATATAATAGTAATTTACGGCGGAACCAATGGTACCAACCCTATAACGCACATTATAAAAAATTTGGAATTTCTCGATGTAGGTGTAGAAACAACTTTAAATGATACAGAAAATACTCGTACATTTGAGCTATTGCCTACTCACATTGAATTCTTATAAAATTTAACAAACAAAAAATAAAAAAAATGGAAAACAAAACTGAAACAAAGAAAGAAGAAAAAAGCAAAGGCTACGAAATAGAAGTAGACGATGGTAAAAGAAAATATAAATGCTTATTAAGAGAACCTGGGTTTGCAGAATATTCTGGTGCTTTATTGGCTATGTCTTTACCTTCTGGTAGAAGTGATAGAATAGCTGGTGGCCTGTTTATTATAAACGCATGTTGGATATCTGGTGATTTAGAAATAAAAGATTCTGAAAACCATGTTAAAATTTGTGTTTCTGCTTGTTTTGATGCAGTTAAATTAACAGATGTTTTTTCTTCAAAAATAAAAAAAAAGTAAAAAAATATCATTTAAATAAGAACGAAGTATCTCACTTGCACTATTTTGCGTTGGTGAGATTTTTTTTTAAAGTCAATGCAGAAGATTTAAGTATTGAAGAATTTGCTAAGTATATCGCAGAATTAAAATACTTAGCTGAACTGGAGTTAATAAATATAAAAATAAGTTAAAATGCCAAAATCAGAAATACAATATACTGTTGAAATGCGTGATAAGATGTCATCTAAAGTTGGCAAACTTAACAGTAAAATAAAAAGATTAGAACATAATACAAAAAAAAGTTCAAAAGCAACAATTGGTCTAGGTTCAGCATTTTCTCTTTTGGGTGGAGCTGCAATAATCGCAGGAGTTGTACAATTAGGAAAAAAAGTAGTTGAATCTACAGCAAAGTTTGAAAAAATGGAAGCTGTTTTAACTACAACTTTCGGTTCTAAATCTGAAGCAAAAAAATCAATGGCAGATATCGTTGATTTTGCATCAAAAACACCTTTTCAAGTTGACCAATTGTCAGAATCTTTTATTAAACTTTCAAACAGGGGAATGAAACCTTCGATGGAAGAAATGACTAAATTGGGTGATTTAGCATCTTCTGTTGGTAAACCATTTGACCAGTTAACAGAAGCGTTGATGGATGCTATGACTGGAGAAAATGAACGTTTGAAAGAATTTGGTATTAAAGCAAAAAAGTCTGGAGATAAAGTAACTTATACATTTAAAGGCCAGTCAACAACAATAAAGAATACTGAAAAGGAAATAAAAAAATACATTTTAGGTTTAGGTGAACTAAAAGGAGTTACAGGTTCAATGGCTGCTATTTCAGCAACATTAGAAGGTAAGTTAAGCAACTTGGAAGATACAACAACTCAGTTGGGTGTTGCTATTGGAGAACGATTAAAAGGAGAAATAAATTGGGCTGTTGATGGTCTTGGCGATTTAGCTAATGCAGCATTAGATTATGCTAAAGTTAAAATGAGTGATAAAATTTTTGATGAAAAAGTACAATTAAATGCATTAGTTACAGAATTAAATAATGCAGAAACTTCAGAAGCAAGAAGGTTGGAATTAATGGAAGAAATAATTAAATTATATCCAGATTATTTTAAAGGACTTAAAGCTGAAGCTACAAATATTGGAAAAATAACAGAAAAAGCAAAAGAATTAAATGGAGAGTTAGATAAAAAAAGAAGATTGCAAATAAAAACTGAGTTAGTTGATGAAGTGAGTGCTGAGTTAAAAGAATTGGAAAAAGATTTAAATAAAGAAACTACTAATATGTTTAGGAAATTAGCATTAATAGCAGAAACTCTTAATATTGATTTGTCTAAATATAATACTATTGCAGAACAGAAAGATGTACTAACTAGAGCTCTTTATTCAAGGAGTGATATTGAAAATAGAAATTCACTTATAAATAAAGTACGAGATATTAATTCAATTAAATTAGATAAAAAAAAGGAAGAAATTTCTAATAAAAAAGCAGAATTAAAATTTGCAGAAAAATCAAAAGTTTCTACATCAAAACAAATAGATAAAGAAATTGAAAAAGAAATTGAAAAAAAAGAAATTGAAAAAGAAAAAAAACGTAATGATAAAATAGAATCAACAGTAGGAATATCAACTTTAGAATCTTTAGCTAAACATCCTTATGCAAATTTTAATATTAGTTTTGGAGATTTTAATATGGAAAACATTAATGAAGAAGTTATTAAAAAAAGAACAGAAGAATCTTTAAAAATAATAATTGAAGAAGAATTAGAAAAAACAAAAACAAATTAATATGGCAAAATTTACTTGGAACTACATACAACCAGAAACAACATTAGATAAATTTAATTCAGCAAATTTCGTTTTTACTGATGCTGCAATAGCAACAGTAAAAAGAGCTGCTTTTAGATTATTTCCACCTGGTATAGAGCAGAACGAAAACACAGATGATAAATTTTCAAATTCATTTGAAACTCAAGAATTTGATGTTGCAGATGGAGTATCAGTTTTTGGGACAAGTGTATATGGAAGACTTACTTTTATTCCAAAAAGTTATGAAATCCCAGGAGTTAATTATTCAGCTCCACCTAATTTATTTGAATCTAAGGA